GGCTCCAGTTGACAGTACAAGTGAACAACTGTGTGATTTAGATGCTGTAAGTGAAAGCTTTGAAAAATTTAATAAAGAAGTGCCTGAGAAGACAATAGAGTCAGAATTCAAAAACACAGCAATGTTTTTAAAAGAAAATTTTGAAGAGTATGTTGATAGTCTATTCTCTAAAGATTTTGCCTTTGATCCTAAATTGTGTTATATGATAGGAAGATTCATAGGAGATTTTCTCAAAACCAGAGGTGGGATAAGTGATCTAGAATCTATGTTTACTAGAGAAATGATGACACCTTTCCAAAATATAGCAAATACTGCAGGTATGAGAGGTATTAAATATGATCACACATTTTTTGGTAAAAAAGGGTATTATGTTGTTTACAGAGATAATATATCCTTAGATGCTGAAAAAGTGTTAGAAATATTAAATAGTGAAAAAACAAATTATGAAAAAAGAAAAAAGATAGAAGAAATGAACATCACTTTATTTGAAAAATATATAGAATTTAAAGATGAACCCATGTTATTGCATATGGTTCATAAAATTCAGAAAGGGGGGCCTAGAGAAATATATGTAATGTCATACCCAACAAAAATAAGACAACAAGCAATAGAAAAGTTTTTTGCAAATTTAAGTAAATTGTTACCAAATGAAATGATTTGCATACCAGCTGCTAAAAGAGTTCACTGGATCCATCAAAAAGTTCATGAGATTGATCCAGAACACAATAAAGATATTAAAATTTATCACACTTATGATTGTAGAAGATGGGCACCACATTCTAATTTACTAAAATATTTTTATTTTGTATCTGGTATGTCGCACATTCTTCCTATAAATTTTGTTAAAGTTTTTATGCACTTTTGGAATAAATATCTGAAAAAGATGTTTATCATTAGAGGCAAACTTTGGGTAGCTGGTAAAAATAATGAAAAACTTAGCAATTTTTTATCCACATTTAAGACACATAACATTGATTTTAAAAATAAAAAGACACTAAAAGTAAGTAGTGAAGTTCTACTTGCTGAAGTAGAAATGCTTCATTCTTTTATGATGGGAATGTTTAATTATTTATCATCATTCATGCATGCATCCTGTCAATTATATATAAGATATCTTGTGAATTTAGTTCCTAGAAAAATGAAACAAAAAACTTACAAGTCAGACCTAATATTAGTTGCACATTCAGATGACAGTGGTGGGAAATCTTATAATAACAATTATAATAGTTTAGTGTCAACCATGTATATACATGAATTAATCATGAAAGGTTGTAATCATATGATCTCGAGAAAGAAATCCTGCATTTCAAGAGTATATTTTGAAATAACGTCTGTGTTGTACATGGCCGGATTATTTATACCTTCATTATCTAAATTTGCATCTATAATAACTTTATCGCCAACAGATGGAGGTTATGTAGACGATATACTCACTGCAATGACAAAAGTGATAGAAATGGTCTCAGTAGGAAGTAGTTTTTGTCAAGCCTACATAACAAACAAAATCTATGTCAGTATGATAAGGCACTTTTACAAAATGCCTATAAGAGAATCAGATTATTCCTTACCATATTATGCTTTGGGGGTTCCAGATAGCCACCCTTTGATGTATCTACTTGCTGGAAGTGAATATGATGACATAAAATTTTACCAACTAAATAAAGAAGTATGGTCAGCCGTAAATACTTTATTGTATTGTTTAAATGGCAATATGTACATGGAAAAACTATCTCCAAATTATACTACTTACAACAAGTATATAAATGAATTCTCAAGGTATGAAGAGTTTATAAAGAAATTGAATTTAACTGAAAAAGAAGAGAAAGTTTTATCACATTTAGATCTCTCAACAAATGTAGGTTGTATAGTCCATTTTAATCATTTAGTTAAACAAAGCAAATTTGCATGGTCATTAGATTACCAAACTAGAACAAGAAGGATAGTTAGGGCTGCTTGGTTTAGAGTGAGTGATTGTATAGGAACAAATTGGGGAATGACTAATTATAAAAAATTAAGTCAGATAATTAATCAATTAGTTTTAAACGTTGTTTATGATGAACCAGTGGTTAATATTGATATATATAACAAGGTTAAGGAAACATTCAATAATGAGGAAGTTAAGAAACAGATTAAAGATTTTACTGCTATGACAGATAAAGTTTATACAGGAACAGATGACATTAGCATGCTGATACAAATTCTGAATAAACTCAATCCTAAAGTTTTGGTTACTCATAATATAAGTTCTACAATTAGACCAATCAGTATTGATTTAGATATTGGATTGTCTCCTATAGGTAGCAACTTTTCTGTAGACAGATTAATGATTCAAAATTTTGCACCTAGACTACTTCCCCTTATGAAAGAAAGCTATAGAGATTTTGATTTATTACCTTTGTTACATGAATATTTACCTCATGATGTGTTAAATGATAGCAGCTTATTTAATAAAGTCATAAAAAGCTACAAAAGCAGAGTTAATAGACATTTTGTATTGTATGGACAAATCCCACGAGGTAAAAATATAATCAATGACTATAGAGCAGTAATGAACCTTTTAAGTTATAATTCATACACATCAAAAGAGATTAGAGGCTTGCAAATCCCGTTGGGAAGTAGGTTAATATTAACAGGTGAATATTACACCTGGGGTAAAGATATAGAATTGGACAACATAATATTTGATATTTATCTTTTAATGAGCACTTTCTTTGATAAAGAAAACGTAAATAATGGGCACTTTCATGATATAATGCAAATGAATGTTTGTTACAAGGATGACGTATTACCATTACACTTAATGTTAAAAACATTAAGAGTCTATATCCCTAAAATGTCTTACATAGCTAAAACTTTATTGAAAATAATGGAAATAGCAGTATTAAGATTATACATACCTGATATAGGTATCCAGATAGGAATACAAGATATTGAAGACATATCTTGCTTTGTTTTTACTAAAGAGCAGGTTAGATCTGGAGAAAGATGGTGGGGAATGGGGGAATTAATAATTTATTGGCAAGAAACTAGAGTTAAAATGATTCTAGATTCAGGTAATATAATCAAAATGGTGTGTAATTATTTACCTGAAGACATGCATTCGTTGATTGCTTACATAGACATGATACTTTTTGAAAATCATTATGAAAGACTAAGCAGATGTTTTAGAAGAGTTGAAACAGAAGTGAGAGGACTTACATATAGGATAAGTGAAAGAATTTACAAGTATGATTACGGACATTCAGGTAATTTGTACTTCCCGATGGAAATTAGCGAGAATATAAAATCTTTACAATCATTAGTAGAGAATCATATAATGAACATGACAACTCTAAAAAGAATAAATGCTAAACTGGAAGACAATTTAATCAAAATATATTTAACTCCATCAAAGTTCACTTCATCAATGGGTATGCAACATTCTTTCTTTATAAATGATGATAAAAACAAAAATATAATGTTGAAAATGGGTTATAAAGGAATGGCGATATATGACTTTGTTACACATAAAATTTATGAAACTGATATGCAGGTGGATCCAAATGATTTCGTAAGTAAACCTGAAGCCAGTGAAATATATAAGATTATATACAATAGTAAAATGTATGATCCTGAACATCCACCTACTCTACCAGGTGAACAAGGAAGCTTCATGAATTGTCTATTAAAGTACAAAGAAAACAATCCTAATTATGAATTTAACCCTGATTATTCTTACCTTTTACCAATGATATCATTAGGTCAAATTTACACA